AGCCGGTACCAAAACAATAAGAGGAGGATATAGAAATGGCAGTAGCAAACAAATTAGTAAATAAACCAGTACAGAAGGTAGAGATCACAAAGTATATGGCAAATGGTATGCAGGTAACACTTACTCCTGGAACAGTAAAGAATTATCTGATCAGTGGGGATAAGGACAGAGTATCTGATCAGGAAGTATCAATGTTTATTAATCTGTGCCGCTTTACCGGTCTTAATCCATGGCTTCGTGAAGCGTACTGCATCAAGTATGGAAATGAGCCTGCTACTCTGGTAGTTGGAAAGGACGCATATTTCAAGAGGGCAGAGGCACATGCAAGTTATGACGGTATGGAAGCGGGTATCATTATCCAGAACGAAGAAACCGGAGAGATCAGTTACAGACAGGGAACGTTGAAGCTTTCTGGTGAAATATTAGTGGGAGGCTATGCAGAAGTATTCCGCAAAGACAGAAGTCACAGTTTCCGCATGGAGGTTTCTTTTGATGAGTATGCAGGTAAGAAGAAAGACGGAAGCCTTAATTCGCAGTGGTCCAAGAAGCCTGCAACCATGATCCGGAAAGTTGCAGCAGTGCAGGCATTAAGGGAAGCTTTTCCGCAGTCATTTGCAGGTATGTATGTAGCAGAAGAGATGGGAGCTGCAGAGCCGGAGTATGCAGCAGGAGATGTGATTGATCCGCAGACACAGCCGGTTATTGAAGAAAAAACAGATGTGCAGCAGCCAGTTTCTTCAATGCCACAGCCACAGATGGATGCAGCAGATGATTTCTTTAATTAGGAAGCGTGATAGAAGGGAGGTGATTAAGGCATGGCAATAACATTTGACAGTATTGGTAATGGCGGGCTGCGAGAGGAATTTGACATGACTCTGCGGCAGATCGGAAGGAATATTCTTAATCCAAACATGGATGAGACTGCTGCCAGAGAAATGATCATTAGCATCAAGTTTAAACCATCAGGACCTGGAAAAATGAATGTAACGTACAATGTAAAATCAAAACTGGCCGGATTTAGGAAGTCAGAGACCATGTTCCTGATCGGTCAGGATTCCAGTACGGGTCGGATTGATATGTCGGAACCGGGAAGCGGATTTCAGCAGGTCAGCCCGGCGAGGGAAATTCCTGCAGCTGCTTATGAAGAGGTCAGCCCGGGAAGAAAGGTGGATCCTGAGACGGGTGAGATCTTTGAAGAACGCAGGACTGGACCAATCGACTTAAGAAGGCAACAGGCATAATAAAAAAGATAAATGAGTGAAGGAGAGAAAATCAATGTTAGAAGGTTTAAAAGATGCCCTGGAGCATGTGGAAGATCTTGCCAGGGAAAATGAGAAAACAGAAGTGATGGAGATCTGCGGCCATACATATGCCAACAAGACACTGAGAAGATATGATACCGCCAATTATGCGGAGCCTGTAAAGGCTACTACGCTTTCAGCACTGGCAGATTACATCGTAAACTGCAGGGAAGAGTTTACGGAAGGCAGAAGGATGATCATCCATGTAGTAAGTCCTACAAAAGTCAGGCTGATGTCTGCCCTGGATGGGGAACGTAAGAGAGAGGTCCTGTTTGAGACGGAGGCCCAGGTTTCCGGCTTCCACTTTGATCAGTGGTACGACCAGGAAAGTTTTATGATCAGCCTGCAGGCTAACTTTGCAAAAACAGCGGATCTGGATGCAGTGCTCCTGCTTGCCGGAAATATTGAAAGAAAGAATGAACAGACCTATTCCGATGACGGTTGTACCTAGGTGGCAACTATGACTGTGGGAGTAGCAGCCAAGGCAGATGCGATCGTACCAAACCCGGTCCAGTTAAGACCTTACCGTACCTTCCAGGAAGTAGAACAGCCGGTCAGCCAGTTTGTATTCCGTATTGGAGACAGAGGCACACCAGAATTTAAGCTGGTGGAGGCAGAGGGCGGCATCTGGAAGACAGAAGCAGTAAGAAAGATCAAAGATTATCTGGAGTTAGTCCTGTCAGAACAGGATATGGAACTCAGAAACCGCATTACTATCATCGGATAATCCGTTGTGTTTGAAAAAGCTTGTTTTATTACCTTGAAGGTCAGTTTTATATGTCACGATATTAAATGACCAGAGGTGTTGTACCTGAAGGGGCGGACCATGAACCCAATTCGCTGACCGCCGCCCCTTTTTAAAGAAAGATGAGGATCGTTATGGGAAAATCACAACGGGAAAAAGGAAAGCGTGGAGAACGGGAACTGGCCGGAAAGTTAAGAGACCACGGCTATGACTGCCGCAGAGGGCAGCAGTTCTGCGGGATCAGCGGTGACGCGGATGTGATCGGTCTCCCAGGCATCCATATAGAATGTAAGAGAGTGGAACGGTTAAACCTCCAGGAAGCCATGGAACAGTCCAAAAGGGACGCCAGGACTGGGGAAAAGCCGTGTGTATTCCACCATAGGGATCGGTCTGAATGGCTGGTCACCATGAGATTAGAAGACTGGATCCAGCTCTACAGGGAATGGGAAGCTGGACAGCAGATAATGGAAGGAAAGGAAAATGCCAAGACAGCAGAAGCCAGGTCTTAGTTACTTTCCTCTTGATGTCGATTTTTTCACGGATAATAAGATCCGGATCCTGCGTGCCAGGTTTGGTAATAACGGGATCGCGGTATATATCTATTTACTCTGCGAGATTTACAAAAAAGGCTACTACATGGAATGGAACGACGATTTTAAGTTCATCCTGGCAGCAGACCTAAATCTCTCAGATGGGTTCATAGAGCAGGTGCTGACATTCTTGCTTGAACGGTCACTACTGGACAGCACACTTTTCAAGTCGGACACTATCCTCACCTCACCCGGAATACAGAAACGGTATCAGCTGGCAGTTAAGGAACGTGCCAAAAAGACACCGGTGGTAATAAAGGGTTTCTGGCTTTTGGAAGCGGATGAAACGGAACCCTTTATTAAAGTGAACCCTTCTTTTCATTCTTCCCGGAAAAATGAGGATAATTCCTGGAAGAATAACGATAATTCCCGGAAAAATGACACAAAGAAAAGTAAAGAAAAGAAAAGTAAAGAAAAAGAAATAAAAGTAAATAAAGAGAGTGGCGTTGCAGCAGAAGCAGCAACCATGTTTACTCCGGATTCTTTTGCGATGATCTGTGTAAATACCCTGATCCATTCCTGTCTGGAAGGATTTCCAGGATCCAGAGTTCCGGTAACGGATGAAGAAAAATCCCAGTGGTGTGTCCACATTGAAAGGATGCTCCGCATTGACCACAGGACACCGGAGCAGATCCGCACCGCATTGGAGTATGCAGTTACAAACCAGTTTTGGAAGGCAAATATCCGGAGCACCAAGAAGTTCCGGGAAAAGTTTGAAACTCTTTATATGCAGTCGCAGTCAGGAAGGACAGCGGCAAGAGCAACCGATGATAAGGCAGAACGGCTCAGGAGGTGGGCAGAGAATGGATAAGAGGGAATTCGCAGCACTGGCAGCTGCCATGGAAGAGTATTATGGCAGGAACCAGATCACAAAGAGCGCGGCATCTATGGATATCTGGTACGAACTGATCGGGGATATCCCCTATGAGCAGTGCAAGAACGCAGTAAGGCAGTTGATGGCTACAAGTAATTTCTTTCCTTCTGCTGCTGAGATCAGAAAGTTATGCACCCAGATAGAACATCCGGAAGCCTTAAGCACAGATGATGCCTGGGGAAAGGTTTTGAAAGCGGTAAGGGCTTATGGGTACATGCAGGAAGCAGAAGCACTGGAAAGCCTGCCGGAACCATGCAGGAGCGTGGTGAAGAACATTGGCTGGCAGAATATCTGCAGGAGCGAGAACATCATGGCAGAGCGTGCATTCTTCCGTGACTCGTATGGGCCAAAGATCCAGGAAATGAGGCGGGTAGAGACACTTCCGCCAGGGATCCGGCAGGAAAACGGACAGAGATTGGATGATAAGATCAGAATGGCAGCGGACAGGCTGCAGTTAGGTGGCGGTACAGATGGAGAAGATGGAAGAAATGCAGGCGGCGGAGCTGGCAAGGCATAGAGTTGACCAGGGAGCCGGCGGGTATTATGCAAAGATCATGGACAAGGACCAGATCATAGCCAGGAGAGCCTATATGAGGAGCATCTTACGTGTGAGCTTCTTCTGGTGCACGATGAGCAACGCACAGCTGGACAACATGAGGCTGTGCAAGGCAGGAGATGACTTTATCGTGGAAGATACCGATAACAGGGAGTTCATCCTGCGGATCGACCGCAGATAAAAAGGGGGAAGGAAAATGGAAGAGAATGTAACAGTACCGGAAACTCCGGAAGTGGTAAAACATACAGACGCGGAGTGGTACCAGAATGTATCTCTGGAAGATGCAGAGGTATTTATCCGGTCCAACCTGCAGTCAGCCGTACGCAGTGTGATCGCTACAGGGTTTTACCTTAAACATATCAGAGATAATGAGCTGTACCTGGAAGCAGGATATAAGAACATTAATGAGTATGCCATGGACAGGTTTGGTCTCAGTGCCTCTGCCACATCCAGGTACATCACCAGGAACACAAGGTTTTCCAGGGGAGGTAACAGTCCGCTCATAGATGATAGGTTTAAGGACTTCAGCAAGAGCCAGCTACAGGAGATGCTTGGCATGAGTGACGAGCAGCTGGAGCAGGTCACACCGGATATGACGGTCCGGGAGATCCGGAACATGGCAAGACCAAAGGAGATCCCTTACATAGAGATACCTGGGCAGACAGAGTTAAAAGATATCCCTGGGGTTATGCCGGAAGAGAGGGCGGAAAGCTTTGAAGCATCAACGGCGGAGCTGTTTGATGTGGAAGAGGATGAAAATATGGTCCAGTCGGTGGCAGGTAAGCCTATTAGCCAGGAAATATCGATTACGGAATTGGTGGAAGAGGAAGATGCGGAGATTGCGACGTCGCAACCGGCACGACCTCAGGATAGCATGACAATCCGTAAATTTATTAAAGCCTGGAAGGAGTATCAGCTTGATGATTTTAAACGGGCAATGAGAGCTATGCGTACTGGGCAGAACACTGGGGAGAAAGCAAAACAGATCCAGAAGGAGCTGGCACCGCACGGATGTCATTACGTTGGTTGTTCAGAATATAGTTTTAATTTTCACTCTTTTGCAGGTGGAATGGACTGGCAGGTGAGAAATGAAAAGATCCACCTTAAATATGGTCGGCTTGCCAGTGAGTTGCTGTGTATGTATGATCCGTGGACATCGGAATTTGATGAAGAGCCAGATATTATTGATGAGCAGCGGAATGAATCTATAGATGCTGCCGAAAAGCAGCAAATGGGTCATTGCTTACACCGCCCAGAATATGAGTGTTCTTTGCCAGAAAAATATATGCACCGGCCCGGAAGTGGAACAGACTGTGCCCATGAGTGCTGCTGGGAGTGTGTCAAACATGGGGAGTGCAAGCTTGAATGCAACAGTTCAGCTGATCGTCCTGAGACAGAGGAAGAGATTGCGACGTCGCAAACGGATAACGAGGCTTCCAAAAATGTAATGAAAGAACGTACAGACATGGAAATCCTGAGAGAACTGCTGGAGAGAAAGAAGCAGCTTCTTAGCAAATGTCTGGGAACTCCCGGCATTGATAAGTCAGATGAGCATATCAGAATGCAAAAGCTGGAAGTAGGTGCTTTGGCTTCCATGCTGTGTGAGCTGGAAGATTTGGAAGAGAAAAAGGATAGACCGAAGCAGCCAGAGCTTCCACCGCTTAGGAACAATGACCAGAGAGCAGCTTTTATTGATGCGTATGAAACCTGGACACTCTGGATCGATAACCAGGAGACCGGTGAGCGGTATTACCGATATGATCTTCAGGATGGGACAAGCTTCGTTATCAAGACGTATCACTCCATGCTCTATGACTGGAAAGCTGATGTTGCCATGAGGTACAAGGAAGGGTATGGAGCAAATGAGGAGTATCTTCTGGAGCCTGGAAAGTTCTTTAGGGACTGCCGGACAAACCGGACTACGTTGATTGAAAAGCTGAAAGAGATACAGAAAGGGGAAAGACAATGAAGATAAAACAGATAGCGATCGATGAGGCATTGGAACTGCATAAAAGAGGGCTTATGGTGGGAGTGCTCCAGCCGGTGGTACCGGAACCTAAGAACCTGGATGATTATGAGTTCCTGACATTGAAGAAGATCCTGACTGGATGTGAGTTCTTCCGGATCGTGCCGGAGGAAGAAAAAAGAGAAACAGAGCCAGCTAAGAAGGAGCCGGAAGAAGTAACAGAGCCGAAGGCTGTGAAAGAGAAGCCAACAGAGACAGCTGCGGAAACCAAGGAGAAGCCGGAGCCACCAAAGCCAGAAGCAACAAACAAAAAGCAGATCGATGTTGGAAAAATGAAGGCACTTCGCAATGCTGGGTGGAGCATGAAGCAGATCGCTGAGGAAATGCAGCTTGCACCAAGTACAGTATGCGAGCATTTGAAGAAGATGGAGGAAGGAAAATGAAAATCAGATTATCAACTCAGGGTATGTCCTTGAATGTAGAGGTACCGGAAATCAAGGCAATGATGGTATATCGTGGGCTGGCGGAAAAGCTGCTTATGCATGCAGGTCAGCAGGAAGCATAAATGCCGAAAACAGTGCTTCAGCCTAAAATCGTAGTAAATCCACCAATGCCTCCTGAAACCATAAAGCAACACATTGAGGCAGAAACCCAGGAAAATACTATCTTACCAGAAACGGAAGATGAAAAAGAAAATGAAGGATACACTGGCTTCATGAAAATCCGATGCAGCAAGTGTGGTAAGGAAAGGACTTTTTGTAGCCGGTCTCCTTTGATGTATTTCAAATGCATGGAGTGTGGAACAAAGACTGAACTTGCGGGTTTGGCTAAGTTATATGCTGACTGTAGATGTGGCCGTAACTCTTATTATTTTACAAACATTGAAGATGCAGAAATTGATGTTAAATGCATTGACTGTGGAACTGCTATAAAAACTGAGTGGGATGTAGAGAAGAAATGTTACAGAACGGTAAAGGAGGGGAATCAGTAATGATGCGACTAACAGAAAAGGATGACTTGGGACATTGGTTCTTAAAAGGGCTTGAATGGGGACAGCTGCGGGAAGGAAAGGTTATTACCAAGGCTGTAGCACAGAAGTTGTATGGTGCGCTGTGTAAGCTTAAGGACTATGAGGATACGGGGTGCAGTCCAGGAGATGTTGAAGGTTTCATAGAGCTTGGTGGTAATTTGGTTAAAATTGTAGCGAAATATGTAAAGAAATGCAGATGGATCCCGGTGGAAGAGAAACTTCCGGAAGAAGATGAATATGTCCTGATGTCATTTGAAAATTTCACGCTTCCGATAATCGGACGGTATGAAAAAGATAATGATGGTGGTGGAGCATGGTATGCCGGTGATGAGACAGAATCACTTGTTAGTCAGGATATGTTTGTGAATGCATGGATGCCGTTGCCTGAGCCATACAGGGCAGAGGTGGAAGAAAATTAAGATTTTGTTGACGTCAACAAAATGATGCAAAAAATTTGGAGGATAAAATGTCACAAGAAGAAAAATATAAGCTGGCATTATTTGCAGTTATCCGTAACAGTACAGTGATGCCACAAGGTGTTAAACTCGGAAAGACTATGCATGAAATAAACACAATGGCCGCTGTAGTCATGGCAAATATTATGGAGTCATGTGATTTTGAAAGGCTGAAAGAATCATATGAATCTGTGCAAAACTGAAATTTAAAGGAGGTAGCCTATGAATAACAAACATGTAAAGCAGTACATCATCCAGAACATAAGCCACATAGAAGACAGCCTGTTCCTCCGTCAGATCTACACGCTGGTAAAGCTATACCTGGAAAGAAAAGACCGGAAGCATACCGGTAAAGCAGCGTAATGTGGAAACGAGTAAATCCCAACGTGGAGTATGTGATAGCTGTCATGCGTAAGAAGGGAGAGGACATAAAGAATGGGATTAGTAAAGTCAGAGGCCCAGAGAAAGGCAAACCAGCTGCAAAGAAAAAGTGCCATAGCCGCATCAGACCATGCGATCATTAACGGGCCGAAGCCTACAACCTGGTCAGCCAGGATGCCGGCTTATGTGGGGACAAGCCTCTGCCCGGATCCGGAGCTGCGGAGGATACCAGATGAGTAAGAGAAAGACACCGGCGCAGGCTCTGGAAGAGTTTCTAAGCTACTATGATGAGAGCATTTTAGAATACAGGTATGCTTGCGATAAGGTCGTTGAAGAGGACAAGCGTCTCCAGGACTTTCTTCATGAAATGGAATTTGCCAAGGACCGGAACGAAAGGAACCGGATTGCAACAAGCCTTCAACAGAGCAGAAGAACCAGGCGGATTAATAAAGATATGGCAAAGATGAATGAGAAGTTGGTGAAGTTTTTCGAGGATCAGAAGAACAGGGATACCTTAAATCGGTTACGGCAACTTCTAGGTCAGCAGAGGAAGGAAGAGGAGTACCTTCTGGGAGAACGTACATACAAACCAAGAGCAGGAATGAGGTGATACCGTTGGCGAAGATAAAGATAACCAGGAAGCTTCTGAGCAGTTACCGAAAGCTTAAGAGGGAGATAGTAGTCTTGGAATTGGAACTGGTAGAGATGATGGAAGGGGATAACGGGATTGGCGTCAGTGTTGTTATGGACTACAAGAAAGGTTATCCCAGGCCGGAAGCGGTTCCTGGTTTTGACTGGAAGCTACATGATCGCCGGGAGAAAATCCTGGATAACAAGAAAGCACGGTGCAAGGCTGTGGAGGACTGGATAAGATCTATTGAAGATGGTCAAGCACGGTATGTGTTCAGGATGTTCTACATAGAGGGAATGACGTGGGATAGGATTGCCGCAAAGATTGGATACAGCAACAGTCCAGACTATCCAAGACTGCATATACGTGATGCCTATTTGAAAGATCACGGCATAGAATAAAAAGGTCGGTTTAGTCGGTGATGTCGTTATACAATAGAGTGGAAGCCAAAGGCATACGGCCGGCGGCTTAATTCCCTTGGAACCTCTGCCGGGGTTCACAGCTTGGCAGAGGATGAGGCCGGGTAGCTCCCGGATGAACTGAGCGTATGCGCAACACCTCAGAGAGATTGACAATGCCTTTTTGAATAAAACATGGAATGCATTTGTGCACGGATGTACTTATCTGATTGCTCTGAAGAGACATTGAGGATCAGGACGGTGGAGTTCACTTAGGAAGCGCTGTTGGAACGTAGCTCAGTTGGTAGAGCAATGGCTTGTGTCCTAAGCGAGGGTTCGAGTCCTTCCGTTCCGATGATTTTTGCTGCTATCAGCATTTCCTTCTCCTTTGAGAGTCCTGGTTGAAAAGACCGGGGCTCTTTTTGGCATGTAAAAGAAAGCGAGGTGAGCCCCAAATGACAAAAAAACAGAAAATTTTTGCAGATGAATATCTCATTGACCTGAATGCCACGCGGGCTTACAAGGTCGCTTATCCAAGAGTGAAGAATGATGATATAGCAGCGGCTAATGCAAGTCGATTGCTAAGAAATGCTAAGGTTGCGGCTTATATCTCAGAACGCATGCAGGAGCGCCAGAAACGGACGGAGGTCACACAGGACCGCGTGATTGAAGAACTGGCTGCTATCGCATTTGCCAGGGCCACAGACTTTGCACAGATCGTTGATGGCTGCGTAGTGCTGACAGATACAAAAGAGCTGTCTGAAACTCAGATCAAGGCCATTGCCGGAATCAAAGAAGGCAAGTTTGGCATTGAACTGAAACTGAATGACAAGGAGAAAGCTCTGGAGCTGCTTGGCCGCCATCTTGGCATGTTTAAGGATAAGCTTGAGGTATCTGGCCTGGAATCTGAGCAGAGCAAACTGGATGACCTGATCCGGCAGATGAGAGGCGGTGATGCAACCTCATGAGTTCTGAACGATTATTACTATCCGAAAAGTACAAGGCATTCCTTCACTGTGATGCGCCTGTAGAATTTCTTGAGGGTACTTAACCACCGCAGCCGGAAAGACCACAGTAGGCCTGTTCAAGTTCATGCTTAAGGTGGCTGAATCGCCTAAGAAGCTGCATATCATAGCTGCAAAGGATACCGGTACAGCTGAGAAAAATATCATCAACAAGGATCTGGGGATAATTGACGATTTTGGGATACTGGCTGAGTACAACGGCAATGGTACCAAAGACGATAAGATCCCACATATCCTTTTCCATGCGTCCGGCGGTGACAAAGTTATCTACGTCATGGGATATGGCGACAAAAAGAAATGGCAGAAGGCACTGGGCGGTCAATATGGATGTCTGTATATCGATGAGATCAACACAGCGGACATTGACTTTGTGCGAGAAGCTGCCATGCGCTGCGATTATCTGATGGCGACACTTAATCCGGATGATCCAAACCTGGACGTGTATAAGGAGTATATAAACTGTTCCCGTCCTCTGCCGGAATGGGAATCAGAGACGCCGCAGGAAATAAAAGACGAATTGAAAGAAGAACCAAAGCCCGGCTGGGTGCACTGGTTCTTTTCTTTTGTCCATAACCTAGGATTGCCAAAGGAGAAGCTGGACAAGATCCTGGCTAACACACCGAAAGGCACGAAAATCTGGAAAAATAAGATCCTGGGGCTTCGCGGTAAAGCCACCGGATTGGTATTCCCTAATTTTGACCGGAAAAAGTACGTTGTTACTGCTGCCTGGGTAAAGGCGGAAGTGAAGGAGGGCCGGATCAAATGGAAAAAGTTCTCCTGTGGCCTTGATACGGCGTATTCCAGCAGATCCCCTGATACCATTGCCATGATCTTCCAGGGGATCACGGAAGACAGGAGACTGATCACACTGGCCGAAAAGGTTTATAACAATGCGGATCTGGATACGCCTATAGCTCCCAGCGATACGGCTGTGAAACTGGTGAACTTCCTGGAACATTGCCGCAGTGAATGGGGATTTGCAAAAGATGTTTACGTAGATAATGCAGACCAGGCAACAATTACAGAACTGCGCAAGTACAAGCGGCTGCATGGCTGCCTGTACAATTTCTGGGATACTTATAAAAAACTGAGCATCCTGGACCGAATCAAGCTGCAGCTGGGCTGGATCCAGCAGGGATGCTATCTGGTAGTGGATGACTGTACAGAACATTTGTCAGAATTGGACAAGTACAGCTGGAAAGAAGACAAAGACGAACCGGAAGATAAAAACGATCATACGATCAATGCGAGTCAGTATTCATGGATTCCGTATAAAAAACTGATCGGATTCGAGGAGGATAATGAGAAATGAGGTGGTTGGACAAGATGAGTGATAACATTCGGCGTGGGGTGAAGAGCTGGCTGCAGATCGATTCTGCCAGCCCATATAATATACAAATCAGAGAAACGCTGGACTTTGAAACAAATGCCATCCGAAACCGGATCTGGTACCGGGGTGACAGTAACGAGCTGGAACAGCTGTATGGAGATCTGACGGAATATGCAGACAAATACAAGTTCTGGAGCAGTAAATGCAGTCCTGGAATGGAGATGAGAAAGATCCATACAGGCCTTCCCTCTCTGATCGTTAAGACCCTGGCATCCATTACCCTGGTCGATATGAATGATTTTATATTTGACCGTGCTTCTCAGGAACAGATATGGAAGGAAATAGAGAAGCAGAACCGCTTCCGTAAGAAGATTGAAAAAGCGCTGAAAGAAGTCCTGTACATTGGTGACGGTGCATTTAAGGTTACCATAGACACGGCAGTGAGCGAATATCCGATCCTGGAATGGTATCCTGGTGAGCGGATCGAGATCATCAGGCTGCGTGATCGGATAAATGAAGTGATTTTCAAAACGCCTTTTAAAACCAAAGGGAAGCAGTACGTCCTTAATGAGCGATATGGTTATGGCTACATCACCAATGAGCTTTACCTTGATGATAAGCTGGTAGATCTGAAAGTGCTGGAACAGACCAAAAACCTTCAGGATTATACATTTGATAGCAGCGTGATCCTGGCAGTGCCGCTGCATGTATACGAATCAGCAAAGTACGAAGGAAGAGGCGGATCTATCTTTGATGGAAAACTGGACAGCTTTGATGCATTTGATGAAGTATGGTCCCAGTGGATGGACGCGCTTCGGGCAGGAAGGGCCAAAAGTTATGTTCCGTTAGATCTGGTACCAAAGGATCCAGAAACAGGGATGACTATACGGCCAAACTCTTTTGACTGCCGGTATTTTGCTGCGGAAAACAATATGGCTGAGGACGGTGTAAATAAGATCCAAACAGACCAGCCTACAATCCCGCATGACAGTTATCTGGCGTCTTATGTGACGGCACTGGATCTTTGCCTGCAGGGACTGATCAGCCCGTCAACGCTGGGAATCGACACTAAGAAGCTGGATAATGCAGAAGCCCAGAGAGAAAAGGAAAAGACCACGCTTTATACCCGGAACGCCATTGTGGAAGCGTTGCAGGAAATCCTTCCGGAAGTTGTAGGTGCTGCTATTAATGCGTACAACATCCTGACGAAAAAGCCTGTAGAAGATGTCAAGGTAGATATTCCCTTTGGTGAGTATGCGAATCCTTCTTTTGAAAGCCAAATAGAGACCATGTCAAAAGCCAGGCCAGGTGTAGTCCTGATGAGCATAGAAGCCCAGGTGGAAGAACTGTATGGAGATTCCAGGGATGATACATGGAAGGAAGAAGAGATTGCCCGTCTGAAAGCAGAACAGGGCATTGCAGAGGTAGAAGAACCGGGGGTCAATATGACTGCCGGGCTTTTTAATGTCAACCTTGGAGGTGAAAGGGATGCAGGTCAAAATAGCGAACCGGATGTACAGAATGAACCAGACGGAGTACCAGGGACTGCTGAAAATAGCCAGTGAGCAAGTACCTTTTGGAATATATGCAGTTGAGAAAAGTGACTATGCAGAGCTGAGATGTGATCACTGTAAAAGTATAACGCAGCTTAAGTCTCTTACAAGAGGGTTTAAAGCGCAGGGCTATAAAGTACTGGCTAACAGGAAAACTGCATTAAAAGAAGCGGGACAGGATGCTGCGGAAGGAGCGTTGATGAGTGCAACATAATGAATACGATCTGGCCGAAGCCTTTCAGCGCATTGAAAACGAGCTGATGGCATCTATGATCCGTAATATGGATCGGCACAGAGCAGAAGAGACCAAAGAAGGCTATAACTGGTCTATGTGGCAGACCGAACAGCTGAAGGCACTGGAACGATATAAGCAGAAGAACCAGAAGAAATACCAGAAACAGTTTAAGAGCATTAATGCTCAGATTGAACAGTTGATCAGGCAGGCACGCGCAAAAGGCAGCATGAAGCAGGAGATCAAGATCTTACAGGCCATCAAGAAAGGCTGGAAAACATCCGGAAGAAACAGATCGCCTGCGCACGATGCAATGACGGCAGAGTTCTTTAAGCTGAATGACCGGAAGCTGAATGCGCTGATTGAAGCTACTGCGCACGATATGGAAGCTGCAGAAACAGCAGTGTTCCGGAAAGCCAATGATGATTACCGGAAAGCAATCTTTGATGCTCAGGTATATGCCAACAGTGGTGCCGGAACCTATGAAAAGGCTGTAGACATGGCCACAAAGGATATGCTATCCCGCGGACTTAACTGCATAGAATACGCCAATGGAGCCAGGCATACGTTATCAGATTATGCAGACATGGCAATCCGGACGGCCAGCAAAAGAGCTTACCTGCAGGGAGAAGGCGAAAAACGTCAGGAGTGGGGCATTGCCACTGTTATCATGGCAAAGCGTGGGAATCCGTGTCCTAAGTGCCTTCCCTTCGTCGGCAAGGTGCTTATTGATGATGTGTGGAGCGGTGGCAGTAAGGACGGCGTGGATCCGGAAACTGGCAAGCACTATCCTCTGATGAGCTATGCCATCAGCAAAGGGCTTTATCATCCACGATGTAAGGATTCGCACACTACATATTTCCCAGGCATATCCACAGCAGACGATAGCTGGACGAAGGAAGAACTGGAAGCAATCGGGCAGCAGAGCAAGGACGAAGCCAAAGAGCAGTATGCAGCACAGCAGGAAGAAAAGTACGGGAGGCTGGCAAAGTATTCGTTGGATAATGACAATAAAAAGATGTACGGCCAGAAAATGGATTTCTGGAAACATGCTAGATTTAAAACCGGTGGCACAGATGCACGGGAATATGCAGACGCAAAGAGACCACTTGCTAATTTTAAAGCTGCCTCTCCTGAAAAAAACGAGGAATTACTTTGTAATGATGCTGTGCAGTGGATTGCAGATTTATCAAGTAAAGAAATACATGCAATCAAAAAGTATACGTACAATTCTGGTGATAAAAAACCAAATAGATTTTTTGAACGGTTAAATGCAATGCTTCGAGGTGATATATCAGAGGACAGGGGACTGGTAGAATATGCCAATACAATATCCGCTGCGTTAAAAAGCAACGAACTTAAGCACGATATAATCTGTTATCGCAACATGGAGTTTAATCCGTATGAAAAATACGCTGTAGGAGATATTTTTATTGATAAACAATTTGTAAGTACATCTATTT